ATGCTGTTGTTTTCTTGCCTTTGGGTGCCTTTGCTGCATCCACTGCGCCTGTTGTGGTGCCTTGGACAAATCCTTGGACTATAGCAGGGTCTACACCGATTGCTCTGGAGGGTACTTCTAGGAGTGTGTCCGCTATCGTTACCAAGAGATTAGCAATTTGTTGCTTAGAAGCGATTTAAATCACCTCAAGCGCCTTGCTGTGATAACGATAGTGCCATTGCTGCTGCTTGGCTTAGAGTCTCAACTGTGCATTCCATGGTCACTGAGATAAAGACATCAGTAGTGAAAGCATTATCAGCACGGCCACCTAGGAACATGCTGTCTACTGCAATCAAATATCCATTGGTCCAGTGTTGGGGGGCTACATCTAGATCGTGAGATACATATTGAGGAGGGCCAGGAGCAGCAGCATTGTTGTCTGCGATTAGTGTACCAGTTGATACGATTGCTCTGTTGGATGGTAGAACCATACTAGTTTGAGATTGTGTCAAAAGTTGAAATTGTGCTGCTCCACCATCGTTAGCACCTAGAGTAACGGTTGTGCCGTCTGCTTCGGTGTAACGGTTGTGCCGTCTGCTTCGGTGTATGATACGGCAATATTGTGGATCCTCAATACCGACTTGCCTAGTGCATCAACATATGCACCCAGGTCAAGAGGGGTTTCTTGATAGTTACCTGTATTGTCTGCGTTCAAAGTCTGTCTTAGGAAAAATGAGTCACTTCTTGCCATACCCTATTATGATAGGCTCAGGTTTATTATACTTCTTCTACACATCATCGCTATACGGCTATGCTCTGCGCTAGGGATTTTCTACTGAAATCGCAACACCTAGCGGCAAAAATAGATCTATTCTACATTCATTACCAATGAAACTATAAGGAAACGCCATCTAGGACATACCATGGAGCAAGAAATAATGCACTTTTGGCACGAAATCGATGACAAAATACAGGATTTAATTCAATTAATTAGATCTAGACACACCAGGTTTAACGGTACTCCTGTTGAAAAGGTAATTGTTAGGCTTTCCGATGCATACAAAGCAAGTGGACAGGTCGCAGATGCTATCGACAAGGGTTGGTTACAATGACTGAAGGTTCTCATCATGAATTAATTCGTGTTGCTGGCGAGGTTGTTGGCCACATTAGGATTACAAACAGCGGGAAAATTCTATCTGTTTGGTTTTCAGAACCATATAATCAATTATTTTTACCAGAGGTGAAAGAATGAGTCGCCCTCGTTCCACTGATCCAAGCGTCGCATTATCAATTGCTGTGCCTCAATCTTTGAAGACACGGCTTGACCAGGAGTTAAGTTACAAACAATCCCGTTCAAAGTGGGTATGTCATGCGATAAATGAGAAACTTAACCAGGAGTTTGACTTAACATCAATTCCAACCACTCAATTAATTGGAATGTTACATGCCAGGAACATAATTACAACTGATCTACTTACATCACTATTGATGCGAGTTGAGGAAATTGCAGAAGCACAATAAGATAAAGCAACCTTTCGCACCAAACGATGCGTTCGTTCTGTTCTTTGTCTATTGGTGCAATTGCTTCCATGCGCTCAAATCCAAAATAATTTGAAGCTTCAGTTATTTTAACAACTTTTCTAGACGTCTTAGAATTTTAACGATCTCTTTTAGCAACTCTTCTGTATTTCTCATCATTCTACCATATCCAAGTTTTGCGAAGTTTCTTTAATCTTAAACATAATTTCTTCAGTTGCGCTAACTTCATATTCTTCTAAAGTTATATTGTAATAAGGAATAGTTGACTGGTCATATAACAAACTAAGGTGATTTGTAGCTACATGATCAACTCTCAATGAGTAGTTTTGTGATAACTCTGTGTTGAAGGTTCCAATCAATGAGTTATCAAACGTGGACCTATCTGCTGCCCATACTCCAAAGATAGGTGCAGAATCGAATGATTCTGGTCGAACTGAAAATAATGCCCAACTAGTAGGTCGGCCACCAAAACCAATTGGTATTGGACTTAGTTGTTTAATATCGACAATCTTCCAAGCAAAGTTTCTTCTATCGTCTTCAAATATAGTAGTTAATCTATAATCAAGTTGTTTGATAGATCCACTGGCGGGAATTAAAGAAGTTATGTCATTAGATAATGTCAATCTTCGGCCTGTACGCTTCATTTCTTGGCCTCCTTGTGTGCTTGTCTAACAGCAGCCTTGAAACCGCCTTTTTTCCATTCGCCATTTCGCTTCTTGTACTTTGGAGCGACTCTTTTGAATGACTTCTTGTATGCTCTTTGATATGCTGTTGTTTTCTTGCCTTTGGGTGCCTTTGCTGCATCCACTGCGCCTGTTGTGGTGCCTTGGACAAATCCTTGGACTATAGCAGGGTCTACACCGATTGCTCTGGAGGGTACTTCTAGGAGTGTGTCCGCTATCGTTACCA